GCAACTTCTTGATGCTCCAATTGGGTACCATTAGCACTACGCAATTCAATAAAGTGAATCCAACTACGCAATGTGCCATTCATATATAGTCGACTTTCTGTAAGCCCTTCTGGTAATACAGCACGGGCTTGTTCTTTTGCTATGCCTTTATCGATAGCTTGGGCATATGCGTTTTTAGATTGTTCGATGATCCATTTTTGTTTAGCTTCCCACCATGCTTGTAACTCTGTATCATCTGTTGAGATGCTGTTCTGTCTGTTTTTTGTATCTTGGAGTCTAGCTTCTCGCAATACAAACGACAGGTCTTTAGTAGGGTCAGCATATCGCTGACTGAACTCTTGGAAACTAAAACTTCTGTGTCGCAAGATTTGTCGAGCAATGTCTCTGGTTGTGGTAATTTCGATACAGGCGGAGACCATTTCGAGTGGGCTCCAGTGTTGGTGCTTGACCAAGTATCGGATAAGTTTTTCTGATGTCTCGGTGTTAAGTTGGTTGCTAGGATTGCTGACACGGGCGCAATACGCAATGAGTTCCTGTGCATCTCCGATACCAAGATCTGCAAATTCCTGTGTGGGTTGACTGTAGCTGAGTAATCGAACATCCATTTAAATTTCCTTAGGTAACAATATCAAAATTAATAGCGCAGCGAGGACCATCTTTTGGAACTCCACCACCGTGGTACAGTGTACCATCGAACATTAAAATGCGACCACGCTTGGGTGAAACACGTTTTACAATGTTGTTGTCTTGGTCAAAGATCACTGTGTCACCATCTGCGTCATTGACATAGTATAACACAACAGTATGTGGAAAGGGCAAGTCCACATGTGGCGAATAGTGTTCCAAATCTGTGGTATAGGGCATTAAAACAAATATCCTTGCTACAATTATTTCTTTCATGACACGCCCAATGTGTCCACATGCCAGCTGGGGTATCAGCCCAAAGTTAGGCAAGTGCTCTGAAAGCGTATTTGATGATTTTAACACATGAACAAAACTCATAGGAGCATACTGTTCTTCTGCTGATAATTCGTATTTGACCTTTAAAGAAACTATCGGGTGCATTTGTTTATCGCCCGACTTTCCCAAAATACTTAATTCAAAAAAATCTTGTAGATGTTTTGGAATTAAATCATCAAGTACTTCAATGTTCACTGCTCTTCTTCCGGTTCATCAAAACAAAGACTTTCCATTGTTTTATAATGTTCGTAGGCTTTTTTAAGTGCTTCAAATTTTTCTAACTTAGCAGGATCAGGTACTAGAATAGCAAGTCGCTGTTCCATTTTCTTCATGAACTTTTTCAGACTCTGTCCATCAACAGTAATATCAGTACCAGCTGCCATTTCAATACCAGTGTTGCTAATATGAACAGTGTTCGGAGTGTTATTAAATGTATAACCGCTAGTCCCGGTAGTCCATTGGCTATTGTTGCTAATGTTGTTGATAGTGGTAATGCCACCAACAGTTGCACCTGGGCTGTAATATGTAGAACTGGACGGCATTGAAATAGTATTAGTACCAGTACTCAAAGTATTAGTACTAAAGCGGCTTAGGTCAATTCCGTAGGTACTTGGGCTAAGAGTAATGGTATCAGTGCCACCCCAATCGATGGTATCAGTGGCACTGTCTTCACCAAGATCTACTGTAGAATCTTGATCGCTCATTTTATTAAGCCTTGGCTTCTTTACGGGCGTTCTTTTCTGTCGTGATTTCATTGCGGCGAGCTTTAACACCCTTGGCAACTTCTTGTAGAGCTTTACGAGCGCGAGTACCTGCTGCGCCATTACCTGCTGTAAACTTTGCGTCCTCTGCCAAGAATGCTTCGAAGTCTGCTTTTAATTGATCAACTGTTGACATAATATTTTTTCCTTATAGTTATGTTCTACTACTTATAATAGTAATTGGTGTGGTCGGTAGGATTCGAACCTACAAAGGCGATGTCTAAGACGTTGCCTCTCACCCTAACATCGTTTCCCAACGAGCTGGAGGTCTGCCATATTCCACTCACGACCACACTATTATTATATAACCTTGTTTAACATAATGCAAGCGGTTATCGGTTAAATATTAGCACTTTATGACAACTAATTTTCAAAATATTCCGTTTAACAATATTGTACGATTTGGACAACGCACAATGTTAAGCCAACCGTTGTTTTCTACTAGCTGGATTTTGGGAAGATTTTGCAATTATAAATGTAGCTACTGTTGGCCCTATGCCCGCAGTGACAAAGTAGATCACCAATCGTTAGATGTATACAAACGAACAGTAGATGAAATCAAACGACAGGCTCGTGAAAATGGATTCAATCAATTTCATTGGAGCTTCTCGGGCGGTGAGCCCACTGCTTATAAACAGTTAAATGATCTTGTTAAACATTTGGACGAAACCGAAAGCCCTTACCAAAGTATCCATATGACTACCAATTTGAGTCCCGGTAGCAAATGGTGGAACACTTGGTGTGCCAACACTGCGCTGTTACAACGTAGAAGTATTACAGCCAGCTTTCACGATGAGTTTGCCAAGGAACAAGAGTTTGGCGACAAGTGTTTACAGTTACAATACGAACTAGTACACGTTACAATCAATCAAGTAATGGTACCTGAAAAGTTTTATGAACTGTATGAACGCATGGAACGTTTCCATAAGCGTGGAATCAACGTAACGCTAAAGCCACAGAGTAATCCAACTGCATCGGGCATCGTTGATGGCTATACCGAAGACATGATACACAAGATGCAAACAGGATTTCCACAACGTGCTAATGGTGAAGACACTTACCAAATTGCCCTATATGAAGCAGACGGCACTGAACATTTATTCGATCAAGCAGAACGATTCAATGCCTACGGTTTTAACAAATTTAAAGACTGGGATTGCAATAGCGGATATCAAAGTGTTATAATAAGAGGTGAGGAAGTTAAAAGATCATATAGTTGTCATGATGAACCGTTAGGCTCTTTAGAAAAATTTGAGTTATTTAAAACTCCTCAACGCTGCATTACTCCTAACTGTGTGAGTTCAGCAGATAGCAAGATACCAAAATGCAAATAGATACAGAACACCTACATTATTGGATGCAGGCCATCCGCCAAAGTCCTGATCCTATGAGGACCATGGATGCCTTTTGGCAGGGACAACTTAAAAGCAAAGAATGGTTAATTACTAACCTTCGTAAAAATGTAAACAAAGTTGTCAGCATTGACATTCATGGAGGGTGGGTTGGAGTATTAGCAAGTATGTTATTCCAAAGCGACATCTGCGTAACTACTATTCGTAGCATTGACATCGATCCATTGTGCGAACCTATTGCTACCATGATGAATAAAAAAGAAGAGATGGCTGGGATGTTTCGTGCTATCACTTCCGATATGTGCGAAATACGTAGCGATGCTGATGTTGTTATCAATACCAGCTGTGAACATATTACCCAGGACCAATATGACTTGTGGTTAAGTGGAATGCCGCATAATAGTTTGCTTGTTTTACAAAGTAACAATTATAATATTCCAGAGCATGTTCGAACCGCAAAAGACCTAACTGAGTTTACACAACAATGTCAGTTAGAAAATGTTCTATGGACAGGCGAATTAGAATTGCCCTTGTACAAAAGATTTATGGTAATTGGACATCAATGAACCACGCATTATTCTTTTCGTTAACAGGCAAGCGTTGGGAACGAGCCCTCTGGCCACACCGTGTGGCAACGTTTTTACGTATGAATGATTGGGACGCTGAAGTCGTTGACTTTACTGCTTTTTGGCGATTAGAAGAATTACAGGAACTAGTACGTTCACGTACAACAGACAACACAGTTATGTTCTGTTTTGGCACAGCATTTTTAAATCCGTGGAGTCCTTACTTAAATGAATTCATTACGTGGCTTAAACTATCATACCCCACTATACCTGTTGTAGTCGGCGGCAATAATGCACTAGTTACTCCAGCTGATGGAGTTGACTACTGGGTAGATAGCTATGGTGAGAATGCTATCTTGTCGTTATGCAAGCATCTTACTGGTACATTAGGCGCACCGTTACTAACTGATCCTGCGTTTTTTGGTACAAAGAAAGTCATTAGGGGGTTATATCATTACCCAAGTACACCATTAGACAGCTATCTAGTAGACTACGAAGCTCGTGATTTTATGAGCCCGTATGATTGTCCGCAAATTGAAACAGCACGTGGTTGTATGTTTAGTTGCAGCTATTGTAATTTTCCATTACTTGGACAATCCAAAGACGTTAGTGTTAGCAAAGAAGAATTTAAACGTCAAATGCAAACGGGTTACGAGAAGTGGGGCATTAAAAATTGGCGAGTAATGGACGAAACGTTTAACGATCGCCCCGAGAAATTGCAAAAATATGCAGAGGCAGTCGACGAACTAGGATATGATCCGTGGATATGTGGATTTGCTCGCGGGGACTTAGTTGTTAAACACAAAGAGCACTGGGACACCTATATTAAATTAGGCTTCCTTGGCCACAGTATGGGTATTGAAACTTTTAATCATGAGGCCGGTAAACTTGTGCGCAAGGGAATGGATCCTGACAAGTTACAACAGGGCCTATTAGAGTTTCAGACATACACTGATACACATGCACCTAAACGTTATAGAGCAAACATACAAATGATTTGCGGTATACCGGGCGAAACTACCGAGTCCTGGAACACTAGTTTAGCATGGTTGAATACTCATTGGACTAGACAAAGCGCCAGCGCACACATATTAGAGATAGGCGACTATGATGAAACACTTACTAATCAAAGTCGATTTACCAAAGAGCTTGTAAGCAATGGTCTTGTTAAGTTAGAGGCAAGACAGAATCCAGGGTACGATGTTTTTAAAGATGCAAACAAAGATGTAGTCTTTCAATCAACAACTCCCAGGGGCGGTGGCGTAGGCAGTACCAGGAATGACATTGTTATTTGGCAACATAACACAATGGATTGGTACCAAGCTGAAACTCTAGTAAAAGATTTTTATTCAAACAACGGATTTAAAGGCCTACGGGGGTGTAATCCTTTTCTGACTGATCGACTGTTTATCTATAATGAAACAAATCAATACGAAGATGTATATGATAAGAGAGTATCGGAAGTAGATACTGCTGATCAAAAATACAAAGACCACGTTCAAAATTATATTAATAAGAAACTAAATGTTTAAGTTCGATCAATTAGAAATTGTGCAGGTTGAGATCACTAATAGGTGTCAAGCATCCTGTCCAATGTGTCCTAGAAACATCCATGGCGGGATAGAAAATCCTCTTTTGCCTTTGAATGATTGGAGTCTTGATGACTTTATTACAATTTTTTCAATGGATGTGTTAGAACAAATTAATCAACTCAGCTTCTGTGGAGACTTTGGCGATCCTATTCTAAATAATAATCTAATCAAAATGTGTGAGTATGTAAAAGAGCATGCTCCTAATATTGAAGTTCTAATACATACCAACGGCAGCGCAAGATCTGCCTCGTGGTGGAAACTGTTAGCACAGTCGTTGCCGCCAAATCACAGAGTAATTTTTGCGTTAGACGGGCTAGAAGGTACTCACCACATTTATCGTATCGGCACGTCGTTCAAAAAAATTATCGATAATGCCTGTGCCTTTATTCAAGCAGGCGGAATTGCCGAATGGGTCTTTATTAAATTCAAACATAACGAACATCAGGTTAGCGAAGCAGAAAAAGTATCGGCCAAAATTGGTTTCAAACGTTTTACAGTAAAGAATAGTAAACGATTCAGTAGACCGTTCCCTGTAGTAGATGCTGATGGTAAACTTTTATATAACATAGAGCAAACTACAGATAGCGTAGTTAAGTTTGTTAGCAAGAATGATGTTGCTGGGCATCAAGAGTGGCCGAGAGCTGACGAGATACATTGTCAATCACAAAATGACAAAGAGCTGTACATCGATGCTCACTACCTATTGAGTCCGTGTTGTATGATTGGCGCATTCATGTATACCAGTTATGATTCTAAATTATTGAAACAGTATAATTTATATGAAGAAGATTCCATTGTAGAAGAAGGCGCAAAAGTTCAAGAACAGGTATTATCGTTTCCAAAATTTAATGTGTTAACTACAGGGTTAAAAAACATTGTCGATACTGATCAATGGCAAACTATGTGGCAGAAAAAATGGGATGAAAGATCCAGTTCTACTTGTATAATAATGTGCGGACCATACAGTCCTTACATAAGTATCAATGAGCAAAAAATTAAAATTGTAGAAACTAATGTTTAAATTTAACGAAATAAAACAAGTACATTTGGAAATATCCAATAACTGCCAAGCAAGTTGTCCTATGTGCAGTAGAAATATTGATAGCGGTAAAGAAAACCCGTTGATTAAAATCAACGAATGGACCTTTGAAGATTTTAAAACCATCATGTATCCAGAGTTTTTGAAACAATTGCACAGTTTCTATTTCTGCGGGACGTTCGGCGATCCGATGCTTAACAATGATTTAATCAAGATGTGCGCATATGCAAAGATCACTGCTCCTACAGTACACGTAGCAGTACATACAAATGGTGGTGCCCGTACAACCGACTGGTGGCAAAAGCTAGCTCAGGCATTACCGTCGGACCACATTGTTGTCTTTGCATTAGATGGACTAGAAGATACACATCACCTGTATCGAGTAGGTACTAAATTTGAAACGGTTCTAAAAAATGCACAGGCATTTATAGCTGCTGGCGGAAATGCAGAATGGTGTTTTATACGATTCAAACATAATGAACATCAAGTTGAAGATGCAAGACGCATGGCAGATGAATTAGGGTTTGCAAGATTCACCTTAAAAAACAGCAGTAGATTTATCATAGAACCGAGACAGGCTGTTGTAGATCGAGCTGGTAATTTAACACATTATGTTGAGCCAGCATCTGATACTCCTTTAAAATTTATTGATAGAAAAGTTATTCAGGCTTACAAGGAAATTCTTGCTGATTCGACTATTCATTGTAAAGCACAACATGAAAACGAAGTGTACATCGATGCATACAAAGATTTTTATCCTTGTTGCTGGATGGCAAATATACCTTATACAGTTATCAGCGATGACGAAGCTGCCGGTGTACGTAACGAAATGAAACGTCAACATGACGATATGAGTTCAAGATTGGGTACTGTTAATCTAATAGAGCGTCCGTTACAAGATATAATTGATTCAGAAGCATTTCAAACTATGTGGGACGACTACTGGTATAAGGAAAAAATGATTGTCTGTGCTAGAAGCTGTGGGGTAGGTCCTACAAACACCTTTGCTAAATTTAAGGATCAGGAAGTTAAATGAAAGTATTTTGGCTACAGCCCGAAGATACTCGTATTGGTGCAGGCCAGAGATTAATTGAGAAACTCACTGGAAGTTATAGCTTCTGTGCCCTTCCTTGGATTCATATGGCTACTCGCCCTAATGGAGATGCTAGATTGTGTTGTGTTACTAACGCTAGCGGAGCTCATACTGGCGATCATACTGTAGGATTGGTTAAAAAAGAAAACGGAGAGCCTGCAAACTTTGGCAAGGATACTCCTCTAAGCGCATTCAACAATGAATATATGCGTGATGTACGTAAGACAATGCTAGAAGGTAAGATACCAGCTAGTTGTAGTAAATGTTTTGAAGAAGAAAGCAACGGTATTGTGAGCAAACGTCTATGGGAAATGTATGAATGGAATCGCGATGGGTTAGATGTTGCTCAACTAATTGCCGATACCACAGAAGATGGAGTAGTTCCTCCTGTTATTCGTTACTTAGATCTAAGGCTTGGGCATACCTGCAATTTAAAATGTGTTATGTGTAGTCCGCACGATAGCAGTCGTTGGATACAGGATCATGCTAAAGTAGTTAACATGACTTCTAGTCCTATTGTGTTAAAACAAATCGATTGGAAAGCAGCAGAATTTAATAATACTTGGTACGAGAAGCCAGAATTTTGGAACGATGTATTTGATCAAATTCCTAATATAACACAGTTATACTTTGCTGGCGGTGAGCCTTTAATGATTAAAGAGCATCGTAGATTCTTAGATGAAATTATTAAACGTGGATATGCCAAACAAATTAGTCTACGCTATAATTCAAACGGCATTTTTGTCAACCAAGAAATAATTGATATCTGGGCACAGTTCAAACAGGTGCGGTTTGCATTTAGCATCGATGCAGTACACTTACGTAACGGCTATATTAGATTTCCGACCGATTGGCAAGACATCTTAGCTAGTTTACGTCTAATGGACAATGCTCCTGATAATGTACATTGTGCTGTTGCTTGTGCGGTACAGGTGTTAAACGTCAAACATATTGTCGATTTTGCTAAATGGAAGTTAGAACAGAACTTTAAAAAAATTAATAAGTTTAAATTAGATGATTATGAAACAGGGGGCGGTATCATAAATCTACACCTGTTATATATTCCTACTTTCTTGAGTGCTAGGATACTACCGCAAAAAGACAAAGACGAAATACGGCAACAGTTTGTTGAATTTAAACAATGGTTATGGGACAATTACACTCAAGACGACAACTTCTGGCATCATAATCCCTATGGCTGGAAACGATGGGAAGGCATTTTAAAATTTATTGATGCAGAAGACCATAGTCATATGTTGCCAGACTTCAAAGAGTACATTAAAAACTTAGATGAAATTCGACATCTGGATGCTAAAAAAATATTTCCAGAACTGGCACACATATTATGAAAAAAATTCCTATAAAAATTATATCAACACAAGAACCAGATGTCCTTCACGTAAGGTTCATACCCACTGACATCTGTAATTTCAACTGTTCTTATTGTTTCCCTGGTTCTGGAAATGTAAACAAATTTAGATACCCAAAGAATATTGACACAGTTATCAAGAATTTCCGTATATTGTTCGATGCATACACTAACAATCTTAACAAAACAAAATTTAACTTGATGCTTACTGGCGGCGGCGAACCAACTATATGGCCGCATATTGAAAAGTTTTGTAAAGAAATAAAAGAACAACACGATGTTCGCATTACTGTTATTACCAACGGATCTCGTACACTAAATTGGTGGAATGAAAATTCAGCATACTTTGATGCAGTAACTTTAAGCGGACATAATGAGTTTACTGATATCGATCACTATGTTGCGGTCGCTGATAAGTTACACAGCAACGGAGTTAAAGTAAACGGACTTATGTTAATGGATGCACAAAATTGGGATAAGTGTATTTCATATGTTGAAAAGATGAAACAAAGTGAATATCCTTGGTATATTCAAACTAAGGAAGTTGTTGATTCGCCTGGACGGGGAATGGATGTCTACAACGAAGAACAGCTGGCCTATGTTAATGCTAGTCTCAAGCGTGTTCCTGATTCTGATTGGATTATTAGAAACTTTGGAGACATTAGAACACACGAAAGTATTGTGATGTTTGATGATGAGTCAGCATATCCTGCTAGAGCACATTCGATTATAGTTAATCGATGGAACAAATTTAAAGGCTGGAAGTGTAATGTTGCGTTAGAAACACTATTGATAAACCCAGACGGATCAGCAACAGGTTCGTGTCAGGAGTCAGTATTTGGGGATAATGTGCCTAATGTATTTTCAGAAACATTTGAACAAGACTTTGCCCCAATAATTGATTTTAAGTCAATCATATGTCCACGCGAAACATGCTCATGCCAACCAGAGACACATGTTACTAAATCTTTAATTTAGATAATGGTATATCTGCAGCACAGGTGCAGTAATCTCTAGTACATATAATTGGGGAGGTAGGAATAGTAAAGGTACCTTGATATATGTTGCCTAAACTACCGCCTACTCTACAAGTAGCACGATGCACTTCGCCGTCCCAGTTAATCATCAAACTTTCCAAGCCTGCATTGCATTGCCAACCTTTGAATTGATTTAAGTGTTGTTTAATCACATCATTGGCATGGATAATTTTTTCTTCATCAATACGACAGTTTGGTTTAACGGTAGCGTCATGGTCCAAGATCCATTGTAGATCTTTACCATCATATTTCAAATCGTCAAATACATTATGATCACCTTCGGTCCAACGAATTCTGCGAACAGCATATTTGACTCCAATTTCATCAAACTTTTTAACAACAACTTTAACATTGTGCATGTAGTCATGATGAGCCATTACATTAACAAAGAAATCTCTTTCTGTACTATCATAATATTTTAAAATAGTATCAAATATTCTAGCCCATTCGTGTTCAAAATGTAAACTAAACACAAGATGATTAAAAAACATTTCGTGTTGAAGATACCAACGATAACCCCTAGTGCCGTTGGTTGTTAAATTGACCCAAAAAATACCCTTGCGTTTAAAATAGTCTAATAAATCTTCTATGTCAGGGTGTACACACGGCTCGCCACCAGTTAGGCTTATTCTTAGAGGTTTGCCGAGCTTGCATAATTTGTCCACAGTTGCTTCTAACAAATTAATATCGGTATGCGGACTAAAGTTATCATGGATACTTGATGGACAATATGTACAGTCGTAGTTGCAACGTTTGCCAAGATTCCATTCAATTTTAATTTGATCTTGATGAGGCCACGAACTTGTAATTTTATACATATGGTTTGAATTCCGGAGTTACATCTGTAAAACTTTGACTGCGGGTGACATCTAGTTTACGATTAAATTCGATACAATCTTTCCATAAGTGATTTTCATCCTTAGCACGGAGGAAATTTTGAACTCCTTCAATTTGTCCAATAGTAATTCCTACAAGCATTGGATGTTCTTTAATCATTTTATATTCTAATATTTTACTTTTCATTACTTCTAATTTATGATATGCAATATTCTTTAAAGGCGCCGGTAATGTTTGAATGGATAATACATTAGGGTATTTTACCATGTTTGTATAAAATACAATACCTAAATCATTTAAAAAATATTCTATCATTTTATCTAATACCAATACATTGCTTACTTGCACTGCAACAGCACCGACTATACGACTAATATTAGGGATAGTTTGTATTTGTTTTATATTATTAATTAATTCTTCCCACGAAGCATTTCCTCTAACATATTCATAACTAGAACTAATTCCGTCTATGCTTACATTTACAGCCACTGATTTGAACTTGGGCCAGTATTCCCAAACTGTTCTATTACCTTTACCTAAGGTAGTTAGATTAGTAGCATACTTAATTTCAATTTGGTGTCCATACGGAGCAAGCATGTCTAAGATTCGATAATGCTGTGGATCCATTAGCGGCTCGCCACCTGCAAACTCCACACGTCTAAAGTGAGGCAGGTTCTTTTCTAAACTCGCCCACCAATTAGGGTTATCTTCGAACTTATCAAGTAACGGTTTATTTTCTAAATTATGTTCTTCTACTAGATTAAAAATAACCTGTCCAGAACCTTTATAAAAATCTTTAATTTCACTCCAATCATTCCAACTGGTGCTATCGCCTGGATGACACATACGACACTTTAAATTGCAAAGATTATTTAATTTTAATTCCATTGTTGGAATTTCAAAAGGCATAGTAAAATCACTATGCATTGCCGCAGTTGCGTTTGGATATAATTTAATACGTGCTTCTGGTATTTCGCCTTTGATATGTCGCAATCTTAAACTTTCAACCCCTTGGTCTTCTAAACTAAAACATGGTTCACACTCAGGAGGACGGACACCGCCGAGTACCTGTTTGCGAATACGTTTCATGTTATCGCCGTTCCATATTTCTTCTAGTGATTGTTCTTGTATCCAGCCAATAGGATGGCTACGGCAGCATACTTGTATAGCACCGTCTTCTCTAGTAGCTAGTCCTGTAAAAGGGTGCATACAAAATGTTGGAGGATTAATGTTGCTGTTCAATTGCCCACGCCCTTTCTTTACACCAAAAACATTCGTTACATAACGGAACAAATTGTCCAGGTGTATATGTTTTATAATTTATTCCGTTAAACTCGCCTTCGCAGCTACGGGTAATATTAAATAGATCTTCAATGTCTAATCGTTTGTATTGATTAACTATCCAAGACTTTTCTACAAATCTAAACGGGTGAATTGCGTATTTCCCCATATGGATCATTATTGTTAAATGTTGATTACTTTCGTTGGGGTCAATGTCTCTTTCCGACATCCCTTTAAAATTTACATCTTTAGGATTGCGTGTAACAGCATTATAGTACGCATCAACATCTTCACGATGACAAGTAAATTCAGCAAATGATCGTTGTTCTATATTATCACCACTAACATTTTTTCCGTATTCGTCTGTCAATGACGGACCTATGTTTCCGTACTCTAATTCGGGTGCTATAAAATTAATATGTCTCTGGAATGTTATATTAGGAAATCGATGTGTAAGCCAGTTATAAACAGACACGCTGTCCCATTGTTGCCATGGTCTTGTTTTCCACATACGTACATGGCTAATGACATGAACTTTGAAATTCTTTTGATAGCTAGGAACTAGGTTGCAAAGAAGATAAGCTAACATAGCACTATCAGCGCCACCGCTTACACTAATGGCAATATTATTCCATGTAGTTTCGAATGGTATATTAACTCCGTCTACATTATGTAACTTCATTGTTCTAAATACCTTATCAATGGGCTTACCCCTACTGGATGTCCGTCCTTTATTGCTAGGTGTATACTTCGTGTTGGAAGTAAATTGAAATCTCTACAGACTTTATAATAATGTTCACCATACGTTAACCAAAGATAATCCGGTGGCAAATTGCGTATAAAATGTAAGCCAATCATTGCCAATGCACGATTGTTCATATGGAAGTCATTCATTATTGTAACACTATCTAGAGTTGATTGCCGAGTCCAACGTAAACCTATTCTGTTCCATCCTAACCCTAGACCCTTGGAAAGACTAATACCAACACTAGATATAGCAGGATGCCCATAATCAAATATGATATTACGACAACAGGTGGTCCAAGCACCGTCAATGTGGACCTTAATCTTTTTAACCAAACATTCATTTAATATTTCCTCCATGTCTTGATGTGGCGCACCGATGCTAGGAAACGGCATCGCTAGGATTAATGGAACATCTGGTATCAGCGAGCCCACATCTTTTACATACGCTAATCCCAATCTTTCGTGATATTTGTAATCGTTACGTAATACTTGTACAGGCCCTTGCATGTATAAGTTATCAATAAATTGTGTACATCCGTTTATAATATCTTTGCGTAAAAATGAATCAAGCCCTATAAAATTATTAAACGGAGACCTCAGTAGCCATTGCTCAACTTCAAATTTAAAATTGTCATAGACGCTGTCCGTAATATCCTTGTCAATTTTTCCACTTAATACATCTTGCTGAAGTTGTTCAATTTTAAAATCAGTGAGAGGCTGCGGCCTCTCAATCTCAAGCCATTGTGCATCGTAAGTCGGTGCAATGGTTATTCTACTCATGTTTTATTTACACCATTAAAGTATCACATAAATATTTCATGCTAACTAAGTTACATTATACAGTCTCTACAAATCTGATACAAGACGCACTACAGTCCGTTCCGCCTACTGATTTCCGGTTGACTATTAATGAACCAACGGGTAGATTCTTTTATGATCCCTGGGAAACCAAATTAGAGTATAAAGATACAGCTTGGGAAAAGATTTTAAACACACTTCCTGTAGATTTTGGAGAAGCTAGGATTATCGGCTTAAAGGCAGGGGAATGTTATCAGTGTCATTCCGACATTGACGATCGTTACCATTTAAATCTTTCTGGTAGCGAAAGTTTTATAATTAACATTGATAGCCAAGAAATGTTTGAAACTACCCAAGATGGATTTTGGTATGAAATGGATGCTAGTCCAAGGCACAGTGCAGCAAACTTTGGCCAGATAGTTCGAGTACAATTGGTTGTAAGAAAACTATTGACCCCTAACATTTTGAACAACCCAATCGATGTTAAAATTACGCCATCGAGGTTAGATCAAAATAATGCTAGATTCTTTTTTGATCAAACTATTAGTGTGTGGTTGAATTATGCCAATAAAAATAATTTGATAACTGCATTTAACCACACACCGACTTGTGTTTCTTTCACTATAGAAAAGATAGCAATAGATGATTTGAAAAATATTTTATATCCTGAATTCGAGTTACACATATTATGATAGATACAACCAATTGGAAATATTACTACAAGCAAGATCCTGTAGATAAGATCCGATGTGCCACAAATTTATTGTACACTCCGTTGATTAATCCGGAGGGCAATATAATGTGCATGTTGTGGGATGAAACTAGTGAATACCAAAAAGAAAATACACGGCTTACAAAAGAATTAGTAGATTTCTTTTTTGAAAGAGAAGTTAAGTATCTTGAAATATTTCAAGGGTACAGTTGGGCACCTTCCATTATTGAAATTGATAAAGAAAACAAAAAGATTTTTATCGAATGGAATGTTGAAACTTGCAATGATATTGTATATACTGATAGCCGTGACATTGACAAAGAGTGCTCGGATTGGCAACCACAATTATTCAATATTTTAAAAGACGTTGTCTCTGCCGGGTATTACAAAATGGCGTTATATCCCCATTGCTTTTATCTAGATAAAAATAATAAATTAAAAACCTTTGATTTTTATTCTTGTATTTCTCATGAAGAGAGATATCTTGAAAAAGCTAAAATAGAAGGTATGTTAGGCCAAGGATCAAGAACTCGATTTGATGAAGTTACTTCTGATGGGTTAATAGATTTTGAAATGTTTTTTAAAAGAACACTTTCAACACATGTGAAATGGCCAGGTGATCCGTTTCCAAAATTTTATAAAAGGTTATTCAATGAATAGTGTTACATCGTTAGGCACGTCAGGAGGAGAGTATAACTGGAGTCAACTGATTGCCGTTATATCATCCCAACAAGGAAAAACAATTACTACAGATCCAGAAATATGGAATTTAGAAACTCCGGGATACAAAGAAATATATGAAAGATGGCAAGCTGCTAATTTCAATATGGACAGTATCAAATGGACTAATTTTTATCCTAAAGAACATTTTGATGAAATGTTTGCAACAAAGTTTGCTAAAGACATGGGCGGTAGATTAGTACGTGCCTGGATAAGTCGAATAGACCCGGGCTATATGGCTCCGTGGCATTGGGATGTTGACGAAGAGGAAGCTGCTTATCTTGAAAAAGGAACTTTAACAAGATATAGTTGTTTTATGGAAGGTGCTAATCACGGCCATATTCTTATTGTAGGTAATGATTATCTGTACAATCAAGATTTTGGACAGTTGATAAAGTGGAACAATTACAAAGAATGGCACAGCGGAATCAATGCCGGACTACGTCCACAGTATATTTTTCATATAATTGTTCATAGTTAATCGTACATAGTTATTTGTAGAGTGTATCTTGTGTTGTATCCTATATTTGCCGGCCCGTGTACGGTCATAGGATCACTCCACTCAAATACATCACCGGCTTTATAATTTGCAGCAACTTTGTCATCGTAGACAAATATGTGTCCGGGTTCCCAATCTTGTAAAAACATAGTGTATCGTACCGGATTACTGACTTCAGTCAGTTGAGGGTCGATGTGCATAGCTTGGAACTCGCCAGGATATAACATTACAAACCACCAATTAACGTCGGTTCGTGTTTCAGGCAACTCAGGTAGAGTAAATTTAAAATTTTGCATTTCTTTAGATTTTGGATTCATCTGATGAAAGAAAAAATTATTATTTGAATAACCAGGTCGAGCCATTTCTTTAAATTTTTCTAATGTTGTATTCCCACTCCACCGATCAGGTTGCCATACAGGAGTACAATCGCCTTTGCATGAAATAAGGTGTTCCATAATCTTTTGGTCTTCAATCCAAGATTTGTAGTTTCCAATAAATTTCATTAATAGTTCTCTAAATGATCAACGCCTAACTGTTTACGGAATGCTTGTGTAAATTTGCCGTCAATGCGTAACCCGTAGCTCTGTTCCATAATCTGTTCACCACCGTGCCAGTCAACATCATTCCACCATGCAGCACGGCAGTTCAAGTAAGTTTTATTTTTAGTCTCTGGATCCCACAGGTACATTGCCTTCTTAGTGTTAGGACGTATATGTATAAATTCATTACGATGCGGGACAACAACATTAACCCCATTCCGAGCATCTAAGTCTCTGTGTTCAAACGGGATGCCGTCTGCTTCGCAATGAAAGAATATAACACGCCCAATATCTTCAAACACTGTACCTACAAGGCTTTCGACCCACTTAACTACATTAGGGAAATATTGTGCTTCGGGTGTTAGTTTGCGAGGTGCTGTTCTATCGTCCCACGAACCTTCTTCCCACAAGTAATAATAGATGTAAGGATCATAAGCACCCATGGCCATTTTTAAGAAACGAGTGAATACGTTACGTTCTTGAAAGTTTTTAAAATTCTTAGGCATTAGTGCCATACCTGCTTGTTTAAGAGGCCCGTCTGGCAATGCTTTAAATTCTTCCATTGCTTGGTATATAGGTTTCCAGTGCAGCTTATAGCTCATATCATCAAAGGTAAACCCCGGTGCCATCCATGTACCTTCTTTAGCATGATGTCTTGCTACAGCAAATCCTGTTAGGATTTCTGGCTGCATTTTTTCAAATGCTTCCATATCCACATATTGTTCCATGTTGTAATATGTTTTATTGTTTATTCCGTGTATCATATTTTCTCTGATATTTTTCAGGTACAGTATCATATAAAGGTAAATTTTTATTTACTGCACCATCTCTAAGTATAACTTGGTGAACAAGTGGGGACACTGGTTTTCCCGGCAGCATATCAGCCCAAGACTCAGTTTGCTCTTCTTCAAGGTCAATAGTACGTACATCTGGCCATTGAATAATTTTAACTAAAATGCCATTAATTCGCAAAGGATAATGTACTCTAATCCCATATTCTGGATCATACTCATGTTGCCATCCTTTCTTGTCACACACTGCAATTACCATTTCTATCAGTTCCGATAGAAATACTTTTTCCTCGCCAGGGTGACGGCCAATGTCTGTACCAACCCGAATTCGATACTGACTACAAATTCTATTACCGAACTCTTGTATTTCTTCTAAGCAGTATTCAAGCTGAGAAATAGTTTCAAGAGTGTAACTAACATTCTTAATTTTCATTCCTAGCTTTAAACAATTTTCAATACCTTCAATTTGTTTCTTTCTAACAGTTGCACCTTGATAGTCGGGGTGATTTAATCCAACCGTCCACAACACTTTCGGCATGTCTGCAAATTGTTCAGCATATTCGTAATCGGACAAATATACCCCATTGGTTAAAATCATAATTGCACGAGTCTTGCCGGGTAATGATTGAATAGCCCTGCATAGTTCAGGAAGATCTTTTCGAGTCGTTGGCTCTGCGCCCATTAACGCAACAGCATACCCGTCATCATCCCAAGATTTTATTATATTAAGAATATCGTCTATTGACGGATCCTTACTCATATTGTCGGGGATTTGATAACAATGTGGGCAATTTAAATTGCATCTATTAGTGAATGTATAGTTAATATAAAAATCAGCGTTAGGCTCTACAAGATATTCTGACTCTCCGTGCCATACGCATTTTTTACTCAACCAAATAGCACCGTCTCGTTCAAATCGAACTGCTGGCACATGTCTATAACAATGCTCACAAATTGATGTAGTGTCTGCTAATTTTTTCATATGTCCTGTCTTTGATACTTTTCCGGTATAGTATCAAATAACGGTAATCCTTTGTTTATTGCCTGATCTCTTAATATCACTTGATGCAATAAAGTTGACATTGGCTTTCCTGGCACAATGTTAGCCCAAGATTCACTTTGTACTTCTTCAAGGTCAATAGTTTTGACATCGCACCATTTAATAAATTTATGCTCTGCACCGTTAATATCTACAGCGTAGTGTGTTCTGTTACCACCAACAATATCCGGAAAATATGTCCAATTTTTTTCTGTACATATTTTTTCAGCTTCGCATACTAATTCCGAAAGATACAGTTCGCTATCTTCAGTCTCCTCCGGAACTCGACCAATATTAACTCCTACTTGTATTCTTGCATTATGACAAACGCCTCTTCGATGAAATGTTTGCACTTCCTCGAGAACATCAGTTAATTGAGTTAAATTGCCTAATGTGTAAGTTAATGTTTTAACTTCGAGCCCTAATTTAATGCAGTTCTCTAAACCTTCTAACTGCTTAACTCTAATATTGCCGCCGTTGTAATCTGGATGATTTAATCCAAACGTCCATTTAAGTCTAGGGATACCTTCGAATCTTTTTACATAATCCCATTTAGCAAGATACACCCCGTTAGTGACTATTATAACAGTTCTAGGTTTGCCGGGCAATGCCTGTATGGCTAACACTAAATCTGCAAGATCTTTTCTTACTGTAGGTTCTGCCCCAACAAGACTAACAGGCAAACCGTCATCGGGCCAAGATTGTACCTGCATTAACAAATAATCAATGTCTGGGTCTTTGCTAGTGTTATCTGGAATTTGATAACAATGTGGACAATCTAAATTGCACCTATTAGTAATATCTAACCAATATGAGCTAGGAGTTCGGCGAGTATATTTTTGACTTTTATAAAATTCTGTGTTAATATCTAATATTGCTTCTTGATATCCGTGTTTGGCGCACGTCTTACCTAACCACATTGCTCCTTCGCGCTCAAACCGTTCTGCAGGAATATGTCGATAACAGGTTTCACAAAGTGATACAGTTTGGGTAGTCATTAAAATCCTAAATTATATTTGTCTCACGATATTTATGGATAAATTAAATACAACCTATGAAATACGAATACTACTACAATCAAGTGCCTGGACAAGAGCCCTGGCGAAATAATTTAATTTACACTAGTTTAATATCTGAAGATAAAAAAACTTTTGTACAATGGTACCATAACGACAGTGACTATCACAAAGGACAGAACCAAGTAGTTGATCCGGATCTAATGGAAGCTAAATGGAATAGAGAAGTAGAATATCTGAAATATGTTAAAACTGCATTTACACATTTAATTCCTGTTATTTTAGATATCGATTATACAGAACGAAAAATCTATTTAGAAGTAGACGGAGTTGATTTTTGGCAGCAAAGTTTAAATCAACAATGTTCTTTTGATGTAGTGTTGCCCGATTGGCAGGATCAAATGTTAAGATCTTTCCAGGCGCATCGTATGTTAGGATTATACAAGTATAGTATGCATCCTAGTAGTTATTTTTTAGTTGAAGGGCAGTTAAAAACTATAAATTATTTCTTTTGTTATCACGAAGATGAAGGTCCAATTAGCATTAAAGATCATCTAAGTCACATTCATTCTAACAGACAAGAAGAAATGAAAAAATACACTGACAGTTTAGGAATCGGTTGGGACACTCCGCAGCCACTAGATACTCTTCAACAATTATGTTGGGACAGTTTTAGCAATATGTACCCTGCAGACTTTATTGAGAAAATAAAATGTTTAAAGTAGTTCCGTGGTCGGCAGAATTAGATTTGACAGAATTTTATACTACTGCTGAATCGAAAGGATTTACTAACAATGCTAGTCAACGGATGTTAGTAGACAGCTTATCAAAAGAAAAAGCCTGGGCCGTTTGGATTCTTTATTATTATGATAAAGCAATAGGCAGTGTAGCTGCACACAGCTTTCCTGAGATGGGAGAAGATGCCTTTCGAATAGCTGCACGTACATGTGTATTCTCAGATCATATTCCTATTCCTAGTATACGCACACGTAATCAAATAGTCACACATCAGCATGTTACTAGTCAGTTTTTAATTCCGGCATGTATTGAGTGGACTCCCCCGTGGGCCGATCTATATATTACCAGTAACGAGAGTAGCGTAGGCACCCAGCGTCTAGTGCATAACATTTTTGGTCCTGTTATGGAAGCTAGTGGGCAGATGAAACGTATTAAAGAAATTGAGTATCGAGGAACCCAACAAACAGTATGGCAATTATTTCCAAACAAATTTTTAGAGGAATTGGAGAAATATCCTAGATGGTAACAAAATTTAAAACTGACAAAGAAAAATCTATCCTATGTTGTATAGTTGACAATTTAGATTCTTGCCATAGTATTTGGGCAAAAGATGTTAACATTAATTTAACTGATTATATGGTGCATAGGTTTGCTGTAAAACAATTTGATGTGTATGTGGGGGAAAATGAAAACGAATTATTATATCATGCAGCCACTGATGGTTATACTCACGCAGTAATTATAGCCGGCGGCACAAGTTTAGGACTGTCTGATAGATTGTTCCCAGCCATAGAACAAAAGTGTACAGAAGAATTTTTTATTGCAGGACATATATTAGATAGAAGCACTCATTCTTATTTTAAAAATGCCTGCTTTGAATTACATCATCAATTTTATATTATAAATTTAGAAGAGTATGCGTTATTAGGATTTCCAGCAGTGGGCAATGAGTCTATTGAATCGTATAGTCAATTAGAACCGTTGCGAAGTGTAGAGTACCAATATGACGATCACGAAATTCCGGTGTGGATTAAGACTGGTACTGAAATTAAAACCTATGACACTAAACTACACGGCTGGAATATTTTAAAAATTGCTTTTGAAAATAACAAGACACTAATTGATCTTGGAGAAAGTATTCGAGACAGTAAAAAATACATATACTACGAACATGATCATGTGTTTACAAGAATGTATTCAGAAATTAAACAACACCAGTTTTTTTGCGACAATTTTTTTGCCGGCTGGAATTCTGATCCTCTTAGAGAATCTATTGAGTTTGATGGTCCTGTAGAACAGTATGCAACAGTTGGTATTGGATTTAATTGGATTCGTAATTTGCAATTAATTGGATTTACCAAAGACACTAAAGTTATCTTTACAGACATTAATTATAATTGTTTAATGTTTATGAAAGAAATGGTAACTAACTGGGACGGTAAAAATTACGCTGAGTTTTATAAACAGAATATGCCTATAGTACCAAACGGCCCAATTACTATTTCAGAATCTTATTTTACTCAAATTGATGAGCAGTGGAAAATGTTTCTTTCAGTATTCAATGATTGGGACACAGTATGGTCACAAGTTAAAAAATTAAGTTATGAATATATCTCAATTGATTATACTGCTGCACATAATTTTAATTGGTTAGAGCCTAATAAAAAGACTTTGTTGAATCTTAGTGATCTTTTTAATCACGGTCCGTATATTGCTAACTTGCCATTAAAATATAGAATTGCTTGCGAAAATAAAATATTAGGAAAATTAATTGAGCTCGATCCTAATATAATATTAATGTTGACATCTAGGGCAGCAGATGGATATGAATTAGAAAGAACCGTTCAGCACAGCTACGGTCCAGTTACTAGTTTTGAAATGACTGATATTTCGAAACTTAAAAAATTACCGTGGCACCAAAATGACTGGTTTAATAAAGGGTGCAAACCACTCGGTGTTGATTAAGAATAGTCTTGGTCTGGAAAGTTAAAAACAATTCGATGTAGCAATCGATCAACCATTCCTGGGAATTGCCATCTTTTATGTATTCCCAGCCATTGTTCAGAAATAATTAGATCCCCATCTTTCCAATCGTGATGATACAGATATTTTTCCTGCACAGTATGTTCTGATAAAAACGTCATAAGTTTTTCTGATTCATCTTTGTCGACACCTAGTAAACTGTGTATTTGTAGGAACGGAAAAAACAATCCAGTATTACCGGCAATATTTGTATGAACAATGTTAGGAGTAAATTCTTCTACACCTGGTTCGTTATCGTCGTTATCACGCCAATGCTTCATTCGAGCTTTTAGCGGAAGCAGTTTATTTTTTGTATCTTGATCTAAATCATTATACGATAAAATGTTATTATTCCACGTAGTCCTAGATCCAACAGTTCCCTTGATTCCGTATAGCCAAACTATTGATCTTCTTTCGTGTCGAGTAGCGTCATTGCAGTGCCATTTTAATTCATCATCGTCTCCTGCAAATCCCGGATTACCGTGTTCGTCGACATCTCCAGTAACTCGTATAACATATCCTTCACTATCGGGCACTATGCAATTTCTATACCCTGCTTCGGCTTCTCGATTATCAGGATCAAACGAATAAGGATCCTTAAACATCTTGATAACTCTAACTTCTTCTTCAGTAGTTAAGAATTGATCACGAATTACTACACAAGTATTTTTTGCAATTAATTTTGCTAGATAATTAATATCTTCTTGAGTAATAGTTTTAAGATCAATCTCGTCAACAATTACTGTCCATCCATTTTCGTGTATATGATATTTCATGTTAGTCCTTATGCGTACATATCAAGAGGTACATATGTTCCTGTAACTCCAGCAAGCGTAGCTGCCATATTCATAGTTAATTTCCATTCGTCTGTAGAATCGTGTTTAGCAATTATTAAATGAAATCTATCTTCGTCACTTTCGTTTACCACACTATGCTGATAGCTTAGATTCATAGCATACATACTTCCTGGGGCCATAATTAACTCTTGGCCGTTGTTCCATAGCCATTTACAACCTAGCGGATTATTAAGAGCTACATTGACATTTTCTACAAATTTCATCTTACCATCGGAGTGCATACCAATCCATCCGCCTGGTTCCAATAGCATTAATCTTACTCTACCATATTTTTTACATGGAAAACTATTTAATAAAAAATTCATAATAGTAGGACATTCTTTTGCAGCATCTGTCCACACGAAATCTTTTGCAGCATCTGCACCAGAAGCGTATCCGTACTCGTCCCAATTTTCAGTTTTAGATTCATGTAATCCGTATAGTGACAATGAAGACCACCCTCTGTGACTAGACTCATCGTATCGATGAGGAATAAATCTATGACGCAGTGCTTGAGCTTCAGCAAGCATTAGTTTGTGATCAAACGGAATATCTAATTTTAGATACCTTGCATCTGATTCAAAATAATCTCTCATTGATATTCCTGATCCGGATAATTAAAAACCGATCTCTGCAATGATCGTTGTTTAATATGATTGCAATGATGCCGTTTATGTAGACCAAATCTTTGATCTGTAAAAACAACATCGCCGTCATCCCATGTGTGATGATAACAGTATTTTTCTTGTGTAATATGATCAGAAACTTTTTTAATTAGAGCTTTACTATCTGCTTCTGACATTCCTTCAAACCCGTGCAATTGGTTAAATGGGAAATATAAACCTTTTTGCCCGGATAGATTAGATTGAACAACCTTAATGCCGGATTGATTTAATCCTGAACTTGGAGGCCTCGGTAGTCCGTACTCGTCAACAAACTGAAGATCTTTATTAAAATCTATTCCAGTTAACAATATAGCAGATAGCCCATCTAGTGAATTTTTAGTATCTTGATCTAACTCTGAATAAGCCAATAAATTGTTGCACCAGCTAGTAGTTGAATTGTTCGTTCCATAATTTGCAATTATCATAAGCAGCATACATTCAAGATTAGGCCAATGCGGATCACTATGCCATATTACTTCGGCAACGCTTTCGGCAATACCAGGTACACCATGTTCGTCCTCGACTCCGCCAACTCTAAGAAACAGTCCATCGGTGTTTGGTACAACTATGCTTTGACTATCTGGATGAAACTCTGGATCTAGAAATACAGGATCTTTAAACATTTTAGTAATGCGTAACTGTTCTTCTAAAGATAAGTTTTGTTTTTTAGCAACCACTAGAGTATTAGTGTTTAACAACAACGCTATTTGATTGATGTCTTCTTGTGTGGCTGTTTTTAAATCAAAATCTATTAAAACAGTCCAACCGTTTTTGTCTAGTGTGTACTTCATTGTTATTGATAATTTTGATCAGGAAAATCCATTACGGCCCTGTGTACTAACCTATTTTTAATCCCTTCAAATCGCCACCGTTTGTGTATTCCTAGCCACTGCTCGCTAAGAACAAGATCGCCATCTTCCCAATCATGGTGATAACAATATTTTTCTTGGGTTGTGAATTCAGTTAGGGGTTTAATAATTTTTTGACTTTCTTCTACAGACCAGTCTTTAAATCTGTCAATTTGTAAAAACGGAAAATACAAACCCTTGATACCTGCAATATTTGTATGAACAATATTAGGAGTAAAATCTTCTACAGCTTCGCCACCGCCTTCCTCGGCATCTAGTCTAGCACAGTGATTCATTCCTTTTTTAGCAATAATTTTTACATCAGCTAATAAATCCTTCATACTTTGATCAAGGTCACGGTACGTCATAATATTATTATTCCAACTGGTACGAGACCCGGCTGTTCCTTTTACGCCATAGAGCCAAACGACTGGTCTACGATCTGCACGATAAGGGTGATTACAATGCCATGTCATCTCGTCAACATATCCGGCAATGCCTTCCATTCCGTGATCGTTTAATGCTCCTGACACACGACAGATGACTCCTGTTGGATCTTGCGTTAAATCTGCAGCACTATGAATAAAATCAAAATCAGTTGGTTTATAAAGAGGCTCTGGATTCTTAAACATGTTTATAACTCTTAATTCTTCAGTTACAGTTAAGAATTGTTTTTTAACAACCACACATGTGTTAGTAGATAACAATTTAGATATTTGGTTAATTTCATCTTGACTGATTGTTTTGAGATCCACGTCGTCTAAAATAATAGTCCAACCGTTTTCGTGCAGATGATAATTCATATAGTATCCTTTTATCTATTATATATCACTAGTAATGGACCACCACTAAATAATTCATGGATTATAAAAACATAATAGCCGCTGGATTAAATTTGGACATCGATTACAAAAAAATGTCTCAGGAGTTATTAGCGGCCATGCACTCGGATAAATGTGTACCATTTTCATATCCTGCAGAACGAGGGTCTAAAGAAGAGGTTACTGCGTATTCATTATTTTTACGCAATAGCACAGCCCCTATTGAGTATAGTTATAGGGGTGCCAAGTCCGGAACTATTGATTCATATGAATGGTGCAACTTGGAAATACCGTATACACAGTCTATACTTGAATCGTTACCTTTTCAAAAGTTAACTGCTGTGCGTGTTGTATACTTTCCAGATGTTCCGTGTGTCGAACACACAGATTGGGATAATAGTGACGATCATCTGCATACTTTAGGGTTGAGTATTATTCCCTCTACGGCTAACACATGGTGTGAAGTTTGGAGTGAAAAATTAAACGAGTACGTATCTATCCCTGGTAATGCTATGTTATTAAACGATTCTATAAAACACAGAGTCCCTAAAGGTCTAGGGACTCGAATTACTATGCGTGTATTTGGGGAAGTTGATTACAAATGGTTCGAGGATAAAATCATCCCCGAGCATTGTTACTATCGTTAACCTAGTACTACCCAACCAGCTGAACCACCACCTCTATAGCCTTTAAACTCATTAGTAGTTGAATCGTATACAATCCATCCTGCGACTGGGCTTGTCGGTAAACTTCCAGTAGCATAACTTGTTGCTTTGAAAATTGGAGCAGATAAAACTCCTTTGCTGTCGTAGGTTAGTATATTGACACCACCGGCATTATTTCCAGTAACAATAGATAATTTAGATCCTGGGTTATCGTCGCTTAGGGTCGCAGTAGATTCCCATTCTGCAAAGAATGTTGCGGCAGATTTAAAAGCATTAACAGCATAGCCCTGTATATTAAAACCGCCAAGTTTGTCACTCGCCGCAGTTGTTGTTGGAACAGCAACAGTTCCTTTGGATGCTTTAATACCATAGAAAGGCATGCCACCAGAGGAGCCTGTGGTTAATGTTTTAATCTCAAAAGGTTCAGAATTACTGCTAGTCAACGTTGACGTAGCGGTACCAATATTAATAGTACTATTAGTGAATGTATAATCACCTAAACTAACTTGGGTAGCTGTGCTAATAGCCACGCCACCAATTGTAGATCCGGCTGGAATATTAACAAGGCCGCCAGCGGAAGAAATTGTTCCGTTACCAGGTAACGTCAATATACCATTGTTTCCAAACGACCATGTTCTAGTAGTAGAACTACCGAATGTATATATGTCGACACCTGTTAATTTTGCTGAAACACCAATTGTCGAGTCGTAAGTGGTAATGCCAATATTCTTTGTAGGAGCAGCTTTTATGTATGATATAGCACCAGAAGTAGAAGATGTGATTTCTACACCGTCGGCTAGTGTTAAATTGCCATTAGATTCTAATGAAATATCATTTAAACCGTTAATTAAAGTATTAATTGATATATTGGCACTACCGTTAAAGTTTACACTATTGATTGTTCTGGTATTTTGTAACGTAGTTGCAGTACTGGCATTACCGAATGTATTACCACTTAGATCACCAACGAATCCACCGGCTGCTGTTATAGTTCTTGTTCGAGCATTTAACATCAACGTACTGTCATCACCTACAATATTAATATTGTAATTCATGCCTGCAATGACGCCGTCGCCGGTACTAGTGCCTGTACCGATTACTACACCGTTTACAGTTGACCCGGCAGGTAAATTAACTGCTGAACCCGAAGCTGTAATTGTTGCTCCGCCAAGTTTGATGCTAGACCCGCTTAGATACAAATCTCTAAATTTGTAAGATGAACTACCTAAGTCATACGTTTCAGTAGCATTAGGAATAATATGACCTTGAACAGTTCCGCTTAGATTAATTTTTCCAGCAAGTGCATCAACTAAAATTGTAGAATCTTCGCCAACTAATGTACCTTTGAATGCGTCTGCTCTAATAGTTCCTGCGTAGTTTGAAATTTCTATATCTACGGCTGCACTAACTAGTTTTGTTGTGCTGTTATAACTAAATGTAATGCCAGTGTGAGAGCCGCCAGTAAACATGGCAGCAGTAAAATCTTTAATATCTTGTTGGGGAAGATTAGCAATGGCCACACCGCCCGCGGTTACTCCATTACCTATGTACAAGGCCCCGGTATCTGTAATATAGACAAGTTCACCGGAAGCATAGGTTTTGCTTGCTCTTTGACTCGCGAGTCCTCTTCGTAATTGTAAAGGCATTCTAGCACTCCTGATTTTTCAATTATGTTGTATTTATGCCGGTGCTCAACATATAAACCTAGAAAAAACAGTCAAAAAGATAGGGCTCTAAGAGCCCTATCTTGTACTACATTGTAGGTCCATTACCGTTCTTAAAGCCTACTACACCACCTTCTGCTTCGATGCGTTTGATAACATCTTCAAACAAAATAGGTGCAAAGTCTGGGATTTGTTCCACACATACGCAATGATACCTAACATCGATTTCGTCACTGTATAATGTAGCACCTGTTTTAGCATCAACACCACGAGCTTTCAACACACGATTTGTGTGTAAGTGTCCGTGGATGTTAACACCGAAACGACCTAAACTTGCTTCGTGCAAGGGAATATGACTTAAAATCATTCCATTCATAACATGGTAAGCACGTAATTCTCGGAAGTATTCGCGGTACTCGTCGTCTCGAAAAATGTCATGGTTACCTCGGATCAACACTTTGTCTCCGTTTAAACGAGCTAAAGTTTTTAAACTTTTACGATTGATAACAACATCACCCAAGTGGTAGACTTTGTCGTTGGGTCGAACGCGATCGTTCCAAGCGGCAATCATGGCTTCGTCCATTTCGTCTGGATCAGTCCACGGGCGAATTTTTGTTACTCCGTCTGCTTCGGTAAAGCGGCAAACACCCGAGTGACCAAAGTGTGTATCGCTTACTAAAAATACTGCTGGCATAATGCCCCCTATTCTTTTAAATTCTTCGTTTTTTCCAAGTATAATCAACACCGTCTGGGCATTTGCCGTCAACAATGCTGTCTGCCCCAAACTTGCCTACAAGTTCCATTCCATTAACTTGAATAGTAACAAATTCTCCAGTTACTTTAGCCCATGCCATTGCCAGGGCTAATGTTTCAAATTCTTGTGTTTTTGTTTTGCTTTTTACTTCTATCATTTGTCTATTGTAACACCAAAAAGAAACCCCGTCAACCAAAATTAACGGGGTGTTGTTTAGATGCCACAGGCTTACCCGTAATTTTTCTTAAGTCTATCTAATAAATTTTGGCAATCAATACAGGTCTTGCAACCACGTAGTGCCTGTTGTCTTGCTAAAGGAATCTCTTCACCGCATTCGTCACAGTGACTTTGACTGGGGCCTGTTGGAATAGCAGCCCGAACTCGTGCTACCGCATCTGCGTTAGCAGTCACTGACAGCAATTGAGCCATGTCGGCTTCTTCTAAATTGTCACCTTGAATGCTTTCGTATTCTTTAATCATACATTCTTCCTTCAACTTTATGTTTTTACATTAAATATTATAGCATCATTTTGCGTGTGTGTCAAGTGGGGATATCGGTATATTATTTACTAATAAATTGGAGCGGGAGACGAGATTCGAACTCGCGACATTTACCTTGGCAAGGTAATGCTCTACCAACTGAGCTACTCCCGCATAATACTGGTCCGGCGACCAGGAATCGAACCTGGATTAATAGCTTAGAAGGCTACTGTTCTATCCGTTGAACTATCGCCAGAGAATTATTGATATTCTATATCCGCCGCAATAATAAATCTATAATCGGCACTCTGAACTATGCCTGGCCTATGCCATTGATCACTAGGATAAATTAACCAAGTGTAATCACTAGGACGTACAAAAAACTTTTCGTCACCGTCTGGTCCGTTAGGAGCCATTTCAGTACCGCAAGTATCTCGATTCTTAACATCTTGCGGAATATGCAAATACATAATACCACTCATCATTTTACTATCTGGATTTTTTGGGTGCCAATGATTGTGCCAATATGTATCTCGATTTTCTACTGTATCTAAATTGGTCATAAATGACCAAGCCATCATTTCAGATACTCGAACCTCGCGGCCCAAATACATGAATACACTGAATAAGAAACTCATTCGATACTTTAACCAAACAGCTTCGGGTCTGCTGAAGATATTTTCTTGTGTCTGGTATGGTGGACTATTTTTAAAATAGTTGCCAGCGGCAATTATCTGTTTAACAATATCTATTGCTGTTTGATTGTCTTGCTCTGTAATCGTGGAACTAAAATCAAACTTGCGAAAAACATCGTTAGAATCGATAACAGTATCAGGCATAGTCAATATTTCCCGATACAGCAATACGATATCCATCTGAACTGTAAAACGGATTGACTGAATGGGTCATTGGGCCGGGAAATACTACAATTTTATTTTCAAAGGTAGAATCTACTGGAATAACCCAAGGACGAATACGTCCTAGCGCATCTGTATAATGGAAATTAAATGAAGGTATAGTGTTAATATATTTGTCTTGAGTTGAACAGTATTCTTGTTCTTCCGCAATAGTGTATGGCACTTGTACCCAAAGAGCGAAACTGAACAAGCCTTGATGAGTGTGTCCGGTAAAGAATTCATGCTTAATTTGAAAGTTAACCCATGCTGTAGAAATAGCATACTGGTGCTCACCTTTCAACCCAAAATCAAAAACCTTTTGATATTCTGTTACTAGCGGAACTACTGCATCGAAGATTGCAGGCAGCGATTTTGTCAGTGTGTATTCTTTTTTGATATTGCCAGCATGACTGTGATGTATTTGTTCAGCAGTGTCAAAGTTGGCCTGTATGTCTGCAATTTCTGCTTTGATAGTACTTACTTCTTCTTCGGACAGCGTAGCGCCTACAAATCCCAAATTAGGAAAGTTGCCATAATAATGTTCAGTGCTCATTGTGTCCTTTGTATGGAGCGGAGTGAGAGAATCGAACTCTCGACCGAAGATTGGAAATCTGCTGTTTTACCATTAAACTAACCCCGCATTGTTCTTTTATTTAATCTTACTTCTGTTTGTAGTTGATATTCATGACTACACGACGATCTGATTCTGTCGGAGTAGTACCACTATGATAATGTAATCCATTGAAAATAACTAATCTATTTGCCTTTGGTGTAATCTCTGCTTTAACTGTTAATTTGTGTTTGATAGACTTGCATAGTTGCACTGAACCAATACCCAATCCCGGCTTGAATTTTTCATTGTATATAATAGTATCACCGTCGGCATCATTTATGTATAACAAAACTGTTTGATGAGTATTATCAAAATCAACATGTGGTTGTGTGATATATGACTTATCTGCAGTTGTATTACAAATTATTCTTACCCTGCCTATTTCAACACAGGGTTCATTATTGTTAGCTAATACTTTAGATAATTCAGACTCGATTAGTGAATACAGTTCGGGAGTAAATTTTTGTTCTAATCCCGAGTCAGCAACAGTGTGTACCCACCCAATTAAAAAACTATTTTCATTAGAACCGTCATCTTCATTGACTCTGCGGCCGTAATGCCAATCAAATCCAAATCCAAGAATTTCTTCTTGTATTTTTTTGAATATACTTTCTGAAAATGCGTTATCAATTATTATCATGTTATTGGTCGGAGTACAAGGATTCGAACCTTGGACCCCCTGGTCCCAAACCAGGTGCGCTACCAGACTGCGCTACACTCCGAATTTTTTACTTAAATCCAAACGGACATTTAGATTCTTCTTTTTGATTATGCAATGCTCTATGCTGTCCGGCCCACATGCTTTTGCGTGTGTATGCGTTAGACATTTTTGCATATTCTGTATCGTCGATTAGATGACATTTTACATCTACTTCTTTTTCAGATAACGGAATTAAATGTACTAGAGGATCACCTGCATTAAAAGTAACAGTAGATCCTTTTTTAATGAAAACATTTAGATGCGTATTATATTGTGCTTTAAAATCAAGTACAGCTGATAGTGCATGATACGTTTGGTGACGATCAGTATTATTATAGGTACATTGATTCCATGTAAAATTAACACCGGTCTTTTCTTTAATTAACCAAGGGCTAGAAATCTTTACATGTTGAAACCCTTTGTACAGGCTATCCCAATACATAAACGGAGGATGAGGATTAGCATCTAAGTCATTCATAGGATCGTGCTTGTAAAACAATCCATCAGTCATCATTTCAATTTTGAAGTCACTCCAACAAGGCATTATAAACCCAGTAGTAAACAAGTTAACAATACCAACGCATCGCTTTGCTGTTGGCACAGGAATGGTTTCTTTACTTTTTGGGTCCTGAAGTGACTTTACATCAACTAACGGTGGCAGTTGTCGCCATTCTTTAGGAGCATATTTGTGTGCATGATCAATTTTGAATAGATCATATATTGCCGGATTGTTAATAAAACAATCAACTGTTATTTTTTTACGTTTGATAAAAAACATTATGTCCTCGAATTGGTTGCGGGAGCCGGATTCGAACCGACGACCTTCAGCTTATGAGACTGACGAAATGCCAACTTTTCCATCCCGCGATAACTTTATAGAGGCTCTCTGTGGCGCTTGAATCCTTGACGGCCCTACTCTTCGTGGCACCTCTTGCGTCGACCGGTATCATAGCAAGTTCAGTGTAGTTCCATTGTAGCCGCTCAAAGAGCTTTTATAAAGTGTCTAGCTACTCACACCACATGAGCCCTAGACTGAGCTGTTACTCTGTCCATAACGTTTATTCTTATGGGAAGGTGTTAGACCTCACCTACGGTTTTTTCCTAGGCCCCTAAGGAGGGCTGTGTGGTAAGTCCGTATGTACCAAGTTGTCGTTAAGGAACTCAACCATCACCTAACTCTTTAACGCTGAGTTAACGCGGGGTTTATTACAGCAGGCCTTCGACCTTTAGCAATTCGTTTACATCGTCACTGAGGGGAATCTCAGTTTTAATGTTGAGCTCAAGAATCTCATCATTGATTTTCTGTTTTTGCTTCTTGAGATTTTGAACCTCTGCTTTTGCCATTTTGATCTGTTCTTGGCTTACAACACTAGTAGATACCGTATCATCACGACCATACAAACTTGCACGACTTTCGTCCTTGCGATTACGAATCTTATCCAACTTACCTACTAATACTTGTTCTTCCATCATTGGAGAAAGAGCAGTAATGTCTTCAAGTTGATTGATACGCTTGTCCACGAAGGCAGCAGTTGCTAATTTTAAATCAATTCCTGAACTAGCATTGGCTGTGCCAACAAGTCCACGAATGTTGTATAACGCCAACAACAGTTTTTGACGACGTGCATCGTTTTCAAACAGCATGGTGTTTGCAGTCTGCAATGTAATTGCAGGATCTTGAAATTCATTGATTTCAATATTGGTGGTGATCTTAATGTTGCGAATAGCTTCATTGATCAAGTTCTGCAAGACGTTTGCCTTGCGTAACGAAATATTCATTTTATCTCCTAATAGATTTTAAATAGTCCAATTGAGTATACTTGCCTTGTTCGATTTCTCTCAATGCAGTAACTACTGGACCGTTGTCGGATACAACCATTGGAGTTGCTCCGCGACGCAATTCTCTTGCTCGCTGGCTAGCTGCCAACACTAGGTCGTAACGGTTTCCGCCGATTGCTTCAACTGCTCTTTGTGATGTAATTCTAGCCATGATATCCTTTAAGTTAAAAATAACGGGTCAACGAAAGGTCAAGTAATAGACCGGACAATATGCAACGGAAGGGTTGTAATCTTCCTTTGACAATGTGCAATATACAATACACAGAGGTCCATATATTTCCGATTAACAAATGACATGACAATGTGCAATATACAATACACAGAGGTCCATATATTTCCGATTAACAAATGACATTCTATTAGGGTCGGATCACATAAACACGTTCCATTGTTCAGATGGTTGTAAGTTTGGAGTAAGCATGAAGCTCACACCTTTGTGTCTATTCTCATCTACCCTTCGCTTTACCGGTTGTATATTGCTACACAACAAAACTATTATAACACTTTTTAGAGTGTTTGTCAATCTTTTCTTGGAATTAATTTAACATCCCATGCCAAAATAGTTCTGTGTCCTTGTCCTTGCCACGGATATACGGTATGTGGAAGATGACTTGGAAATACTACCATTTTCATAGGCTGCGGAGTAAATCTCCACGCATCAGTAAAAATAAAATTTAAAGGGTTTCTAATGACCGGCAATCTAAATTCAATGTTTGCATCACTGCTGTTTGAATTTAAATCTAAGTCTGGAACATCAATATACATATTTCCACTAATGTGTGCTTCGTGACTATGTAATGCTTGATACTGACCACTTTCTTGTCTAATAGTCCATGCACTAATTAATACAGGCTCATAATCACTGAGATCATTTCGTACTAATGTTTTCAATATAGTATCAATATAAACTCGGCATCTTGATTCAACAAACGTTTTTAGATCAGTAGTATCTAACCCAAATTCGTTTGGCAATAGCTGTATCTGTTGTCCGCCACGAACACTGATATTAGAATTACCAGCATCATTAAATTGAGACTGATGATGTGCATAATCTACTTGACTTTTAAAGTTAGTATATAGTTCAGCAGGCACATCATCTACTGCAACTACTGTTGGATTAAAAAATGCAAATTTCATCGATTACCTTTGTTTTGGCTCCCCTACGTGGGCTCGAACCACGGACATTTTGATTAACAGTCAAACGCTCTACCGGCTGAGCTATAGGAGAATATTTTGGTGCCCCTTGTCCGACTCGAACAGACCACCTACTGATTACAAATCAGTTGCTCTACCAGATGAGCTAAAGGGGCAACGTTGTTACTTAGTTCTTGCTTCTAAAGTTCTAATGCGACTTTGAATTTTTGCTTTGTCTTTTGGCTTGCTAGATTTCTCTAACATGCTGGTTAACTGTGTTAAATTCAATGGACCCAAACGTGTCTTACCGTTTCGGGTTAGCATCGGACTTGCTGTTTTAATATTTTTACCACCGGCACCTTTTGCCATGCTAGTATCCTCGTTAAATTATTGGTGGAGGTGACAGGACTTGAACCCGCTACCTTGACCTTGCAAAGGTCCTGCTCTACCAGATGAGCTACACCCCCAATACATTACTCTGCTCTACCACTAGTGCAACTATTATTCCACAACTCTGATGCTTGTTTTTGATACTGTGCTAAATCCCATGCATCTCGTGCTGCCTTAAGTTGTTCTTCATTGAGTCCGTGCCAACCGATACATTTACCTGTTGGGCTACGACCGCAACCACACTTGCCAAATTCTGTTACATCTTCTTTTACACGTATTTGCATTTTGTCTTTCTTCCCAAAAATAAGTTCAAAACTGTTGTCAAATTCTTCTTGGCTGACGCTAAACGGTCTTGCTTTAGATCCCTTGCCCATGTCAGCTTCCTGAAGACACGGTCCCAGATGCATGGGTGGTAAAATTACCATTTCCTGGTTTGCGTGGTTCACGTTTTGGTTGTACGGCTGCATTCAATTCTGCATCAATCATGGCACGTTTCCACTCGCCTCGTTTATGCGGATCTAGTACTTTACTCAATGCTAGACTTGCTTTAGTCAAAGAACTCATTCTATAATTTGGACCTGGTTTCATATGTTTTTCTCTCTTTTAAAAATTGGCGGAGCATGTAGGAATCGAACCTACTCACCCATTGCTGAATGACAGATTAGCAATCTGTTGCCTTAACCGGTCGGCCAATGCTCCGTAATACTTGGTGGGTCGTGACAGTCTCGAACTGCAGACATTCTGCGTGTAAGGAAGACGCTCTAACAACTGAGCTAACGACCCTTCTTTTATATGGTGCCCCAACCGAGACTCGAACTCGGACGCTCGCGCACTGGCTTCTAAGACCAGCGTGTCTACCAATTCCACCATCGGGGCAAAATAACAACTTAAATTTTTAATGAACAAAGTATATTATATACGATTCGTTACAGTCTGTCAACTTACTGTTTGTAAATATTTTTTAATAGATACTCAAAATGAGTTGGCATTGCAGATATCTTTCTTTCCATCTTAACTTTGTGTAGTGCTAATGATTTTTTATATACTTCTAATGCTGTTAACACTTCCGGATGTAGTTTACTAGTAAATTTCATGTGTCTAGGACTTATTGGAGTATAGCCCATGCCAGCAGCAATATAAATCAATCCTGCTAAATCCATACCAAATTCTTTTTTATTAATCTGTTTGGCAAACTCAACGTATCCGTCGCTCAGTGTAGTCCACTCGCCACTGGATAAAATCTTAGAATATGTTGTTTGCTGTGTTGCATATCGCCAGTATTCTGTATCCGTTCTTGACGACAATGCATAATGCATACTAACAAAATCTTTAAACGATAAAATTTCATTTAAGAATGTTGAATTATACACGTCAATATCAAATTGATTTACATTACCGTCTTTTAAATGCAGTGTATCAATTAACTTCATGATTGAGTTATGTGTAATTAATAAACCTGTTGATTCTAAAGGCTCGATAAAACCGTTAGACAGACCAATGGCCACTACATTCTTTTCCCAAGAACGTTCGTGAACACCATGGCGAATTTTGATATGTTTAAAGACTGCGGCATCAGCACGAGCACTATCTGGACAAATCATGCGATTGGATTTTAAATGCTGTCTAAACTGTTCTTCTGCTTGTGCCTGTGTTGCAAACTTACTAGAATACACATAGCCGGTTCCTATACGATTCCATACAGGTATATTCCAGACCCAGCCATTTTCTATAGCAGTACAGTTAGTAACACTTTCCATTTCTCGTTCTTTGTCGATGTATGGAAGATGTGTAGCAATGGCGCTGTCATTTAATAATGTATCACCAAACGATTTAAATGCTACTCCTAGCGTTTCTTCTAAAAGATAGGATTTAAACCCTGTACAGTCGATAAACAAATCTGAGGAGACATTACTGTCGTTGTCTAAAGTAATGCTGTCAATTCCGTTGTTGCTAACTTGCACATTTTTTACTTCTGCTAAAATATGTGTTACGCCTCTGGGTTTACAATAGTGATCTCGCAGATAAAGTCCAAATAACGTTGCATCAAAATGATACGCAGTATCATATGTAAAATTAAAATTTGATAATTCGTTACGACTGTTGTTGGTAAACTTATTAGCATTGGTCATCAATACATTATCGTGATAATATTCTGCAAATGTATTAGATGCTAACTCTGGGGCTTGGGTCTTTGCCAAGAACCATTCCATAATACCAAATTTTTTATTATCAACCTTAGGACTGCCAAAAGGATAATGAAAACTTTGAGGTTCTTGTAATCTTTCTTTAAAGTCTGTAAACTTAATAGATGTCTTGTACGTTGCATTGCAATGCGGCATCCATTCTTCGTCTTTTAAATCTAGCGCATCAAGAAACACATTAAACCCAGCCAGTGTGCTTTCTCCAACTCCAATGATATTAATGTTTGGTGATTCAATTAAAGTTATTTCAATGTTGGGTACTTGTGCAATTAATCCGGCAGCAGTCATCCAACCGGCACTCCCGCCACCTACAATTGTTATACTTTTAATTTTCATATTACTATGTATCGCCGATGTGTGGTACCCCAGGCGGGATTTGAACCCGCATTAAAATTTCTCCTTTTGAGAGAGACGACTTTGCCAATTTGTCTACTGGGGCATTGATTGGTGCAACCTCCAGGGATCGAACCTGGTTCAATGGCTCTTCAGACCACCGCTATGACCACATCAGCTAAAGTTGCATTGGTACCAGCGGAGGGAATCGAACCCTCTCAAGAACGCTAATCTGGCGCTAAAAGGTTTATAAAACCTCTCTGACTACCAAGTCTCACTGGCAAAAAAACTCTACAGCATCGACTATGTCAAACGAGTAGAGCCATGTTTGGGGTAACGTATGGGATTCGAACCCATTCTAACGGAATCACAATCCGTGGTGCTGACCGTTAACACTAACGTCACCGTTGTTGGCCGGTCCGGAGAGATTCGAACTCCCGACAGCTGGTTTCGAAGACCAGAACTCTTCCACTGAGCTACGGACCGTAATAAATAACCCTATGTATATTCGAATTAAATTTATTTCTAAAAAATCTATATATATCAAATTATTTGATAATTCTGCAACTAGAAAATGGTTTGAAAAATTTTCTAGTTGCAGATTTGATAGGGCATCTATGGTTAATAATATACATAATCAACCGGACATAATCAATATAGACGAGTTGCCATATACATTAAGTAACATAAATTCTAGTTGGGACAATATTAAATTAACATTACAAAAATTGAAAGATATTGGATTCAATACAGACTTGTTTGATTTACCTGAATACTTTAATTTTGATCAAAAATTATTGAATCAATTGCACAGATTTTTTACATATAATGTATTGTGGTACCATGATGCAGATAATATCAATAATCCATTTGATCCAAATTTTAAAATCAAATGTACAAGTTACCAAGATTGGCATGACTTATTGAATCAAATTAACGAATCAGTTCATAATTTAGAACAATATACACAGGTTGTTAATCGTAATATCTTAAAAGGATATCCGTTGACATTTTTACAAGTTATAATGAATTCTACACCAACTGATAATTCGTGGATTGATTTTAATTTAGAAGAACAACAAGAAAATTACAAATATCAAATATACAAAAAGAAATTTAAAAAACCGTTAGTTCTCCTTGATAGTTCTATACTTGGTAAATCATATTTACAATCTTTTCTTGACAACGATGATCCTGCATGTGTAGATTGCACAGGGCGGATTGGCTCGCATGGCAATTTTCATATAGATGTTGATAATAACCTAAGTGATGTATATACTTCTGAGGATTTTAAAGAATGGGTATCTCATCACAATATAATTAAACCACCTTTAGAATTTCCAATAGGCATAGTTATTAAACCGCACCGAGCGTTTTTAAAATCTATTGTTAAATCAAAAGTTGAAGATGTAATATTTTTACAAAAGTTACCTGGCTTATTTCAAAGATAGGGATGATATCTATTTCTGTAATTTTTGGTACCGCAAAGAAGTCGAACTCCCAACAGTTGGGGTCCAAGATCAGAACTATTCCATTGAGCTACGGACCGTTATTTTTCATTTAATCTACGATTACGTCTTGCAGCCGCAAGTGTAAAAACTTTTTCGTTGTCGTTGGACCAATCTTCGGGAACCGCCACACCATTAATAGTGTGGGGTTCTTGCTCATCGTATAACCAACCCAAGGCTCTCATCATGCGATGTTTGACTAACAGGTTGGGACTGCGGAATGCCTCGGTATCTCTAAAGCCTAGCATAACACCAATTTCGCACACTGCTCCGCTGCGACAAACGCCAGCATGACAATGCACAACAACATCCATGCGATTCTCTAATGCGTGTTGCAACAATCGAACCAGCTCGTTGGCCTGCTCTTGGCTGCAACGAAATGCTTCGTCGATAGTAAAGTCGTTGGCTTCAATGTCTAAAAATTCAAACTGATGAACTTCTTTAAACTTGTGCTTGGGTTTAGGGAACTCCATTTCGGGATCCACAATTTGAATCAGCATTGAGTTTTCACCCACTGCCACGTGATGTCCTTTTGGGATATCACCAAGTGCTACATTTTGTATCCACGGCATATATTTCTCCTTTTTTGGCAGGGGATAGAAGAATCGAACTTCTAATAACGGAATCAAAATCCGCGGTTATACCATTTAACTAATCCCCAACAATTTGGTGGTAATGGCTGGACTCGAACCAGCGATAGACTGCGTATGAAGCAGTTGCATTAGCCACTATGCTACATTACCATATAAAAACACACTTAACACTTTTCTCAACGGTGGTGTGCTGTCCTTACTACTCTCGACTATGTGAGAGATAAATGTGTTTTTATATGGTAGGGGCACAGAGAATCGAACTCTGATTAATAGGTTAAAAGCCTACTACTTTACCGTTAAGTTATACCCCCGACATCTTATCACTCTTGTCACTTGTCATGACAGATCTCCTTTTAAAAAATTGGTAGCCTATCTTGGGAACGATCCAAGGACCCCCGCCTTATCAAGACGGTGCTCTACCACTGAGCTAATAGGCTGTATTGAATTTGTAAGTAGTTGCGCCCCTCTCATCGCAACCATTTTCCCTTGATACAAAGCCGGCAGGGTCAGGATACGTTACTTGGGATACCGGTCCAGTTTAGTCGCCTCAATGGACCTAGTGGGTGTCGAACCCATCACCTTCTACTGTTTCAGTCCTTCGAAGAAACCTAGACAGCGTGACTTTCTCTTGCTAACACTTACAAAACTTGGCGGAAGCGGTGAGATTCGAACTCACGGTGCCTTTCGACACGACAGTTTTCAAGACTGTTGCAATAAACCGGACTCTGCCACGCTTCCATTACTTGGCTTACCCCCAGGGACTCGAACCCCGACGAACAGTTTTGGAGACTGTGATGCTGCCATTACATTAGGGATACATTGGAGTGTCGGGTGAGATTTGAACTCACGGTTTTACG